GTATTGACCAGTTAATGGATCAGTTGCTAACCATTTATGCCACATACCTGTTGTAATATCATATACCCAAGTCAAATTAATAGTAGGAAAACTTACAACATAACACTCATGTCCTTCTAATTGATATGTCCAAGCTATTGCATCACCTACATACTTATTAACTAAAGTATTTTCTACAGCATGAGTTGATATGCGTTGTGGTGTATAGCCATTCATTTGCATAATTTCAGATTGCCCACGTTGATTTCTTGAAACGTAAGCAAAAGAATTGCCTAATCTTGATACTGAATCTTTAGCAGCAATACCATGTTGAGTAGAAGTACCAGGTATGCGTTGAAAAGCGAAAGGGAACGTACCTACATCTACCCATACTTCTGAAGAAGTTTCACCTAATAAATAAACTTCTCTATGATCTACAATTAAAGTAACAAGATTATCAGGTGCGCCATCTTTAGATGAAAAACTTAAAGGCTGACTAATAGGAGATAAAGGATTAGTTGCTCCCCATTGTTGAGTATTAGGGTTATTATAAACAAAGTAATTATCTACAATATCTACTGAAGTAGCTCCACTAAATGCACCATCACTATTAGGCAATACGCTAAAATTAAGCGCATATAATGTTTCTGAAGCTACAGTTTGTGTATTATTAAGTGTATAGTTTCCTGTATTGCCTGATCCTGTACCAAAAGTAAGTGTTAGTGTTAAGTCTGTTCCTTTACCACTTGAAGAAGTAGAAACAGGATTTGTAGGTAATGAAGTATAAGCACCTGCGTTAGTTGCTGTTAAAGTTAAAACAGAACCAGTATTAGTTAAAGTTTTTACAGGAACACTAAAGCCTGAACCAGTACCACCAATACTTGCTGCTGTTGCACTTAATACAGTTCCAGTTGCTGTAAATCCTGTACCTGGTGTTGTTATTATTATAGATGTTACTGCACCGCCTGTAACTACAATTGTAGCTCGTGGATAAGTGGTCGCTGTAGCACCGCTAACATAAGTCATTTGTACATCATTATATGTACCATTGGTATATAAAGTACCGCCAGTTATTGTTCCTAATGTAGCTACACCTACTGTAACTGAAGCTACAGTATAAGTTGCTGGAGTTGCACCATAAACACCACCTAATACTGTAACAATATCATTGACTGCATAATCTATACCTGGTGTTGATATAGTTTGACTTAAAACTGTACCACTACCTAAAGCAATAATAATAGTGCCTGCCGTTACTCCAGTACCTTGTATAGTCTGTCCTGGATATAATGTACCTGATACTGCTGTAACAGTAAGTGTTGAACCTGCAATTGAAGCTGTCATTGTTGCAGCTACAGCGGCACTATTCATTATTTCTGAAGTTTCAGTTTGTGAAATATTAACTGTATAAGTACCTGGGCCACCACTACCACTACCTAAAGCAGTAATAACAGTTTCAGCAGTTAAACCAACACCAAACAAAGATTGACCTATACCAATACTACCGCTTTTTAATAAAGTAACTGTTAAAGTAGTACCTGATATTGAGCCTGTAAATACTGCACTATCAGGGTTTGATATGCGCCATGTATAACGATATGAACCATCAACTATATAAACATTTAATCCATTATCAGTAATTCCTACCATGCCAGAATTAGAATTTAATGTGCCTATTAATGTAGGGTTAAAGTCTGAAGCCATTACATAAACATAAGGGCCACATACTGCTACTAAATAATTGCCACCTGATACAGTTCTCATGCCTCGTACTTGAGCTTGATTTTGTAATAAAATTAATGATTGCAAACCAGGTGTTGGATATAAAGCTACAATACCTCTACTAGCTGCTGAAGTTGCACTAGCAGGGGATTTTAATGGGTCAATTTCTGGACGCCAGTTAATACACTCTTGCGAATCTTGGTAGATACTAGGTGCTTCATAGCTAGGACCAACAAAGCCAAAATCTGACATTAGATAACATCCTTATATACTTCATTATTCCGAATCCTACGAATTGTAGATTCGCCCACTTTGTATTTTCTAGCTAATATTGCAATATTTCTATATCCTAATAATTCTCTAATTTCCCTAACTTCTATTTCAGTAAGAACTCTTTTCTTTAATATTATTTTGCCTGTCATAGCATTACTTATTTTTGCTTTAGATTCAGCAGAAAGAGTTTTGCCTTTTTTATTAGTATTTCCAATTCTTGCATAAGACATTTTAGCTTTAGATTCATCAGAATGTTTTTTGCCTTTAAATGTCATACCCCATGTAGAAGAACCATGAGTATTGCCTATTAACTTTTCTTTATGTTCTTTCGTATGTATATATCCTGATGTACCTTCACCACCATTAGTCATATTAACTAATGTTATTCCACGTTTACGATAAACATCAATTATTTCAATTTCAGAAAATAAAGCTAATTCTTCATCTAAACCATCAATAATTTTTTCAATAATAAATCCATGCTTATTAACAACTCTATGCCAATAAATATTTCTATTTTTACTATTTAAGCGATTGCCTTTACCTTTACCAACATAAAATATCTCGTTAGTATCTGCTTTTTTGTGTTGATATATATAAAAGTTCATAACTTAATTATACACCATTTAGTATCATAGTTTTAAACTACGCTAACTAAAGAACCCCCCCGACAAAATCCACCCTGCGTCACGGGCTCTGCTAACTAACATTGAGCTAGGATAACTTGCAGAAGCAATAGGCTTCATGTTATTACGTTTAATTGTAGATTTTGATTCTTGTGCATATTGATTAATCATGCCTATTTGTATTTGTGAGGCTTTGCCATACATAGGCATCAATCGTTCTGCTAGATTCCATCTAAGAGCCATTGAATAACCTTGTGGTAGAGCAATTTCATCATACAAATTAGTATAGTTACTAAAGATTGTACTTGAGAATATGTGCATCTCACCTTGAGCAGGGTTTGGCCATACAAATACATTACCTGTTACAGCGTTAGGATTGTAATAAAGTGCTTTAGGCCAAGGGCCATTAAGTGTTTTTAAGCCAATCTGATTATAATTCTCTAAAGCTAAAATACTGACTTGATAATCTAAACCACCATTTAAAACAGGTTGGCCGTTACTTTGAGTGTTTACTCTTACATACGCTTGGTCAATGTATAAAGGCTTCTGGTAATAGCCTGTAATTGATTGTGAAGCTATTGGTGTTTGATAAGGTATGTTTAATTCATATGTACCTATTTCATTTACGTTGCCACCTGCACCTGTTAAGAATTGAACAATCTTAGTTCCTGCTGTAATGCCTGCACCTTTTAATGTTTGACCTTGTGCGATTGCGCCACTTGTAATGCCTGTTACTGTCAGAATATTACCTGTAATTGAACCTGTAAATACTGAACCAATAAAGTTTGCAGTAGATGGTGTAGGGCCAATTGTATATTGAACTTGACCTGCAATAAGAGGAAAGATAATTTCAGTCGTATTGTAGACCATCATATCTTCATTAGACCATTGATCTACTAAATCATTGAGCATATCAAAAGCATCTTGAGTAGCTTCAGGTGTTGGTGTTTCGCCTGATTCTAATGCACCAATATCTTTTAAAGCTCGTGAAATTATATCAATGGGCATGGTCATAATAAATCCTTAAGTAGGAGTAAATACTTGAGGTAGCCAAGGTGCTACAACTGTATTATTAACATTTAATGTATTAAGCTGTTCTTCTAAGCGAGATTTTATTATATTTACACCATCTCTCATAGTTTCTTTTTCAATCCATGATACAACCATTTCTTCTGTTACTTCTGCAAAAGGCATAGTTACAGGATAATTGAACCACCAGTTTCCCTCTGTTTCTACTAATCTATCATCTTCACTTGCTGTAACATGGTATTTAGCATGAGTGATTATCTCATTCTCAGCAGATATTTCTAATATTTTCCATACGTAATTAATCATTTTAATGTCTGCCATATTCAAAGCCACTTGCATGATCTGTATTAGGTAAGCCTACATGATAACCAATAGCTGAACTTGCATCTGTCTGAAAACGACAATGAATTGCTATTCTGCCTGATTGCTTCCAACCAATCCCACCTTGAAACAAGTGTGTAGGACTAGCACGTAGTTGCATGAAGAAAGCAAAGGGTAAGCCAAACCTTACAAATACACACGCATTAGCATACTGCCAATTTGTCGGTACTATCTTAGGGATAAATGACCACTTACCCTCTACTGTAAATAACCAAGCAATACCGATTGTTTTAATCCATGTATCGTCTAAGCAGAATGGGAATAAATTTAATATTCCGTCATACCACTTTCCAAAGTTTTCTAAATGTTTAGCCATGATTAAACTGCACTCGTAGAAGCTAATAGATAATAAACTGTACCGCCAATATTAACTGCAATTTTATTAGTATTAGTATTAGTTGTAGAAGCAGTTACACCTGTAGATGAAAGCATATTACCAGTTACTGTAGGTAAAGTAATAGTTGCTGTACCTGCTACTGCTGGCGCACTTAATGTACAAGTCCCAGATGTATCGCCACTAACTACAATACTTGACATTATTTAGCCTCCAATGCTGATATGCATGTTGCTTGTAGGTCTATGATGGCTTTGAGTTCTTGAATAGCTTTAACCATAACTGAGCATAGAGCGTCTAATTTGAGTGACTGAATTTGATTTTCAGCATCTTTTTCGCCTTCCACCGCACTTGGAATAATTGCTTGAAGTTCGTGAGCAATAAAGCCTTCTCTAGCTACACCGTCAGCTTTATATAATTCTTTATAGTCTGCAAATTCATAAGTAACTGGGCGCAATTGCTCAATTCTCTCTAAAGCTGGTGTTGTATTGGTTTCAATGTTTTGCTTAATACGATAATCAGAAACAAGAGTTACATTACCAACATTTGAACCATCAATCCATGCTTGTAATGCTGAACCTGTCCAAAAGAAATTATATCCACTAGTTCCAAATGAACCAGAAACTCCACTTCTTATTCTATAAGATACAGAAGATACTGTGCTTGATACATATAATCCAGTTGCATTAGTTGGAAGTGATGATGCACCAATCAACACATTCTGACTAGCATCTATAGTGACCGCAGTAGTTCCACTATTCGTAGCAAGTTGTAAAATACCAGAGTTATCAGCACTTATGGCTACTCCGTTTGTTGTTGTTGCATTAATGATTGATGCCATGTGAATCTCCTAAATTTATAATACAACCCATTTTGAACCTGAAGGTACTGTTACTGTTATACCCCCTGCTACAGTTGCACCTACACTCATAGCATTAGAGCCTGTTGGAATTGTATAGTTTACACTTACTGTTTGACTATTAACAAATAATCCATTTGTAGCAGATACTTGTGGAGCTGATAAAGTCGTACCTGTATAGTTTAATGCTGACGATTGATTAGGTGTAGTAGTACCTTGGCCATAAGGAATATAATTAGTAGTATAAGTAAATGATGGTGCTTTATTATTAAAAGTTGTCCAATCAGTAGAACTTAAAGCTCCTCTATTAGATGCAGAAGCCGTAGGTACTTGTAAAGTAATAACAGGTGTTGTAGTTCCTGTTGCTACTGTAGAACTAAGATCAGTTCCTGTTGTACCTAAAGTAATTGCAGCTACACTTGTTACTGTACCTAAATTGCCTGTTAAAGCTACACCATTAGCACTTAATACTCCTGTACTTGGCACAAAACTTAATTTTGTAGAAGAAGTTTTTTGTGGCAGATTACCTGTAGTAGATGTTGTCCAATTAGGATAACAAGTAGTCGCTGTTGTTGTATCGTCAGTTATTGCAGTATTAACGGCATTAGTTGCTGTTGTTGCACTTGTAGCGGTACTAGCATTACCAGTCAATGCGCCTACAAAAGTAGTAGAAGTTACAGAAGTTAATCCTACAAAAGTAGTAACTGTCGCACCTAGTGATACAGCAGTAGAGCCTATTGTTACGCTTGAGTTAGTTAAAGCGCCATTAGGTATAGAAGTTAAACTAGCACCACTCCCACTAAATACAGTTGCAGTCAATGTACCTGTAGAGGGTACGTATTGATACTTAGTAGAGCTTGTATAAGTAGTAGAAAGATTGCCTGTTGTTTGATTAGCAAATAACGGATAACGTGTCGTAGCAGTCGTTGTATCGTCAGTAACAGTCGCATAACTAACAGGTGTAGCCCATGTAGGTACACTTGCGCCATTAGATTGTAAGAACTGCCCTGCTGTACCATTACCTATAAAACTTGTAGCACCTGCGCCTGTTTGATAAGCAATTTGACTAGCTAAACCACCTGCTAAATTAGTTGCAGTAGTTGAAGTTGTAGATGATCCTACACTTAAAGTAGATTGAGCAACATATTGTGGAGCTAAAGCACCTGCTGTTAAAACATAATTTGTAGTGCCTAATGTTAAGAATGAAGTTGCACCAGCACCTGATTGATAATGAACAGCACCTGTTGTACCACCAGCTACGTTTGTAGCACTAGCAGCTAAAGTAGCACTTGCTACAGCACCACTTACTATTGAACCTAAAATAGAAGTTAGCCAAGTAGGCTGTGAATAACTACCATTTGAATATAAACCATTTGTTACTGTACCAGCATTACCTGTTACACCTATTGACCATGTACCTGAAGCACCTGTACCAGTAACGCTAGGTGCGCCTATTGTATTATATGAGATAGTTTGTGCAACTGAGCCATTAAAAGTGATTGGTGATGCACCACCTGCGCCACCGCTATTAAATGTAGCACTATTAGTAACTGAGCCTGCACTTGTAGCACTTGTAGCTGTTGCTGCATTACCGCCAATAGATAAACTTGTTGCTGTACCTGTTAAGCCTGTACCTGCGCCTGTAAATTGAGTATTAGCAGTTATTGTTGTGCCTGTAATTAAACCTGCTGTAGATTGACCTATTGTGGCAGTATTAATTGTGCCACCAGTAATAGCTACATTATTTGCGTTTTGTGTACTCATTGTACCTAAGCCACTAACCGCAGTATTAGCAATCGCAATAGAAGTATTAGTTACACTTGTTACTTGACCACTAGCATTAGTAATAAATACTGGTACTGCACTTGCTGAACCATAAGTGCCTGCTGTACCTACGGGCGTAATACTGAAAGTATTTGAACTAAGACTTAATCCAGTACCTGCATAATAAGTGCTTAAACTAGAGAATTGAACAAAAGTAATTGCAGTTACGTTAATTGTACCTGTTGCAGTAGATGTACATACCCAACCTGTACCTACTTGAGAGCCATTTAGAATGACTGTGTACGCACCAGGCACTTCTGCCCATACGTCCATATCATTTGCTCTATTCCAAGCAGTCGTAGAGGCTATATAGATGCCGTTAAATTGACTTGAACCTTGATTTTTAACTAATACACGATCACCGGCTACTGTTTGATAAGTATCAATTAACAATAGACCCGATAAGCTAGTAAGATTTACTGTAGTAGCAACTTGACACGCTGCTTTAGGGCCTAACCCTTGAGCAACAGTATCAACATAGAATTTATTAGCTATATCAATATTAGCACTAGGTGTTGTGCTGATTTGACCTGTAGTGCCTAATACGTTAGTAAAAATACCTGTAGAGGGTGTTGTAGAACCGATTGTAGAGCTATCAATCGTGCTATTAGTAATATGTAACCCTGATTGATTAGGGTTAAATGTAGCAAAGAATGGCTGACCTTGACCTATAAATGTCTGAAAGTTCCCATATACATCAAAATATGCCTGTACTGGCAGTAGATTCTGGTCTACGGTTGAACTTGGGCCAGCCATAATATTCCTTTAAAAAGGTGAAGCAGTAAGTATTAAAACATCACCAGCACTAAAGTTAGCAGCTAAACCTGTAGTCATACTATATCCAACTATCGTTGCACTT